TGGAATGTCTTCCGTCATATTAAATCCGTGTTCCATTAACACGGGTTTTAATCCATAGTCCAGTCCTGCGACACAGTTTCTATAATTGTCTTCAATCCAATACAAACCTGTGTCCGCATACTGTTTTAAGATATCGTATTTAGGTGCTTGCGTGTCAAGACAGATGATTTTTGAAAACGCAGTTTCACCGAACAGTTTGCGTATATTCATCTCACGCAGTTTCACAGCGTTAGGCTCTTTGCCCATCGAAGTTATACAGTGAAATTCATAGCCGTGTTCTTCGTGTAGTCGTTTGATATAGAACACCGCGTCGCGCAGCGCAGGTAGGAATCCCATTGCGGCTGATTCGTTAAACTGTTTTACCAGCTGCGGAACTTGTTTAGGGTCTAGGTTATATCTGTCTGCGAGAGAGTAGAAACGGTTGCCCTGTTTAACACGAGTATGTCCATGCTGTTCAATCCACACACCAAACGCATAATCCCAATTCATGCATACGCCGTCGCAATCCGTCAAAATTATTTTATCCATGCTAGTATTGTACTAGGTTATTTTAGGTGTGTCAACCTTCTGGAAAAGTATCAGAAGATCCTGTAAGAATTTTTCCGGTGTAGGGACTGTTTCCTACTAGGTCGTTTTGTCTGGCAACTGGTCTGCCATTAGCTATCTCTTTGCCTGATCCTGTGATAATCACGGCTTCGTGACCGCAATCAGCTTTTACTTTATCGCCGATTCTTGCTTGGCCTCTACCATTTGTTATTACATCACTAGACGAAGTAATAATTCTGCCCATAATGTTAGCACCATGTATTGCACAGTTGCCTTTAACTAGATCGTTATGTCTTGCAGCGCCTCTGTTCATTTTAGATAGGAAGGTTCTTTAGTAGGTTCATTTGTGCGCTTATTGTAGACTTCATTGTTTCCGTTGCTGGCCCTATTGCTGCTGCGGCTTGTTCTGCACCTGCTAGTGCACCATTAATTGATTCAGTACCAAGGTCTGCCAGAGTCTTACCTGGGGATGTTGCGCTTTCTACAAGAGATAGCCCTTCATTTGCTCCTGCCTGTATTACACCTTTTAGTGAAGGAGCGTCTATTCCGCCTTTTACAGTTTCTAAGGCTCCTGCAGGTAAATCACCTAATGATGCTACACCTTCTAGACTAACACCTAGTTCGCCTGCTTTTTCTAAAGCAAGATTTTCGGCAGACTCTGCACTAGATTCGCAACCTGCTGCTCCTCCTATGTCGAGTGCTTCGCCTAGAACATCAGTTGCTGACGACAGAGCACTTTCGATGCCTCCGAATACAGATTCGTTTATACCAGCAATTGCACTGTTTAATCCTTCGAATGCAGGTAAGGCTACATCTAATACTTCCTGAGAAGCGCCTTTTAATCCTTCTGCAATACCTTGAATATCAGGCAGTGCTTCATCAAACGCAGCACTGAAATCGCCAACCTGCCCCATGATGCTGCCTATTGCGTCTTTAGCTCCTCCTATAGAGTCGCCAATAGCACCCGCCGCCGCTCCTGCTGCTTCTTGTGCTACACTTAATGCTCCGCCTGCTGCGTCGGTTATTCCATCCACAGCGTCACCTATACCACTTATAGGAGCAGGAGGAGCACCCGGAGTATCTATTCCCGGACCGCCTACGCTACCAGCAATGTCACCAGCAACATCTCCTGCGGCATCAGCAGCCGCGCCTATTGCTTCCTGTGGACCCGATAATAACGATCCCATTGAATCAAAAATATTACAAGCATCGCCAGAGACTTTTGCGGCTTTTGCAGCAGGAGAAGCAGCAGATAGTTCTCCCACAATGCTTCCTAATTTTGCTTGGCTGGCTTCTAGTTTTGCAGCAGGATCCAGGTCTAGCGAAAAGCCCGGGGGAGATAATAGAGTTAAATTATCTAGTTGGGACTGTACACCAGCAAGAGGATCTTCTGCCATTATACCGCAAGTCCTGTTGTGTTTTGAACATACTGTGCTGCCATCTGTTCTTCAGTTTTAGCAATACACAGCACAGTTGCTCTGTTTAGAACAATGCTCTGTTCTGGATTGATCGTAAACATAAATGGTGCCAGTCCTAGACCTTCCTGTGTAGGTGTAAGCATTAGAGGCTTTGACAGTTTCAGTGTGTCATCACGTTCTTCTTCTAGTCTTGCTATAACTTCTTCGCCTGAACTTAATTTAAGGCTGATTGTGTCACCGTTCTTGTAAGGTGTTTCGATTAACATTCAGAATTACTCCGGGTTGTTTTTCATATATGTTTGAAGCTCTGTAAAGCCTCCTACATACTTACCGTGTAACCATATCTGCGGCACTGTTTTTGAACCAGGAGCAGCCTCTTGCAACTGCTCCCTAGTCCATTCGCCCTGTGATAGATTACGCTCCTCAAACTCTATGCCCTTGCTTTCTAGCAGTTCTTTTGCCCAGTCGCAGAACATACAGGCATTCTTGCTCCATACTACAGTTTCCATACTATGCCTCACACGCTGCGCAGTTCATGATATCACGCACCAGTTCCTGAGCAGGATTGGAAGAACGCTGGTAATATAGCGTTTTTACACCTAGCTGCCACGCCTCAATTAGCAGTGCGTTGATGTCTTTGACAGCAGCACTAGGCGGAATCATAAGGTTTAGACTCTGACTTTGATCAATAAATCTCTGACGTGCTGCTGCCTGCTGGACTATTGTGATAGGAGTAATCTCGTCAAAGGTAGCAAACACTGCCTTCTCTGTTTCTCCAAGGAAGTCAAGGTGCTGAACTGATCCTGAATTTGTTAAAATACTCATCCAAATTTCTTCGTCGTTCTTGCCATATGATTCTAGCAGTTTTTCAAGATAGGGATTCTTATAGGTAAATGAACCTTTAGCAAGATCCTTTGTGAAGTAATTAGAACGCAGTGGTTCAATGGAAGGAGATACCTGTCCTAGTATGAACGAACTTGACGTTGTTGGCGCAATAGCAAGACGTGTAAGATTACGCTCACCGTAGCCAATCATGCCGTCTGGTTCACCATAACGAGCAGCCATTTCCTGTGATGCTTTCAGTGTGCGCTCATCCATGAAGCGAGCAATTTCTGTAGCCAGTGTTGCTGCTTGATAGCTTTCAAACGGAATCATCTTGCTCTGTAGATAACTGTGCCAACCTAGCTGTCCAATGCCCAATGCTCTCCAGCGTTTTGCAAAGTTATAAGAACTCTCCATGTGAGCAATGTCAGCAGTTTTATTGATGTAGTCTGTCATTACCGCATCAAGAAAGTATGTCAGTGTTTCAACTGCGTCTGTATTCTTCCAGTCGTCGTAGGTAAGCACATTCATAGAAGCAAGATTACACACAAAGCTCTCGTCGTCGCCGCTTGGCAGGCAGATTTCAGAACAAAGGTTTGAAGCATATACTCGCTTGTTCTTGTCCTTAAGAACTTTGGGCTTGCCGTTGTTTACATTGTCGCTGAAGAATAGATAAGGATAGCCCGACTCTTTTCTTTTCCGAATAACTCTTGCCCACAGGCGCAGTTTGTTTGCTTCTGTTGAAGCCAGTTCGCCTGCTTTAACCTTTTCACCTTCTTCGATCATTGCTTCCATCCAAGCATCAGAAACACACAAGCCAAGACTCATGTTTTGAATAGAATGACCAACTTCTCTGATTTCTAAGAATTCTTCTACATCAGGGTGTTCAATGTCAAGATAGCCTGCGAATGATCCTCTACGCACAGAACCCTGCGAGATAATGTCAGTCACAGTTTCAAAGATATTCATAAAGTGGACAGGTCCGTCTGCTGTGCCGCCTGTCTTGATTTCAGATCCTCGTGAGCGAATGTCTCCAAAGTAACCCGAAGTGCCGGCACCGTGCTTGGTCTGCATGGCAACTTCAGATGCCTTGTTCATGATCTTGGAAATTTCATCACCTACATAAACTCCATTACAAGAGATAGGTAAGCCCTTGGTGTTACCAAAGTTCGACCATACTGGCGAACTCAGTGAGTAATAGCCCTTGCCCATGTAGTCATAAAACTTGTCAGCAAAGCCTTCCACATCAAGAAAACTTTCTGCTGTGTCTGCAATCTCACGGATTCTGTCTTCCGCGCTTTGTTCTTCATTCAAATAGCCCCGCGCCAAAAACGTCCGCGAGTCCTTGTTTAGCCAATCAAAACTCATTCTTACTTCCTTTGTTTCTGTTTTAAAATAATTCGTCTGCACCGATTCCCTGTCCTTTGGCATATTCTACTGGACGCTTTTGGAAGAAGTCGGTCATTGT